ACACCTACGATACGTTTTATATTTCTTTTCAAAGTATTTTCTAAAGATTTTTTATTAAATTCACTTTCCACTTTTTCAGTGAATGGTGATAAGTAATTTTTTTCCCATTCATAACTACCAACCTCTAATGGTGCATTATATAAACCCGCAGTTGATGAACTATCTACTTCGTTTACATAATCTTTATTTTTAATTTCTACCCATTCATTAACTTTGATTGTGTATGGTTCCATTTTTTCTTTATATGGGGCCTTTTTTGAGTCTTGGAAATATTGGTTAATAATACTACCATCGTCATCAGAAAATGTTGAATATGGGTGGTGTTTGATGTAATCTTGTATCTTGGAGGCAGTCTTTTCTAACTCCTTAATCTGTCCCAATCTTAAATCCCAACTGCCATCATAACTATCGTATTGTACTAACGGGCTTTTCCATTTAGATACCGCATCGGTAAATGGTTGTAATGATTCACGAGTAAATGGTCTTAACCCTGGTTGTAATGGTGCAATATACGAACCCCTACCACCAGAACTATCTCCTGTCGCCTCTTTAATTACTTTTCTTATTATTTGACTTATTCTACTCATATGTTATATTATATAAATATAAAGAAAAAATAAAATGGAAGAAAAACAAGGTAATTTTGGTAATCTATTTGGAACAATAAATTTAATTAATGAGGATCAATTAGAATTGATGTTATCAACAATGAATCATGACCACGCTTTGTATTACCTTATTGAGGCAATTAAATCCGCACATTCTAAAGGAGTGTTCACTATTGGTGAATCTGAAGTGATATCAAAATCAATTAGGACTTTAATCAAGTAATTTATTAGATTTTTTAATGTTTTCATCACCCCACATAGGTTGTAGATTATCTAATGACCAACATTTCATAAATTCACTATCCCCCATTTCAGAGATATTAAAATGAGTTATAGGTAATTTATGGTCTACATGCCACTCACCGTAATTGTCCCACGTCATTTTATCTGTAAATTTATTCTCTAAATGTGTTATTAGTTGTTCAGGCGTGTATTGTAGTATATCAAAATAGTGTTTGTTCTTTTCCACATTACTCTCCTTTAATACCTGATATATTGCGGTTCTGAAATTACTGATTAATTTATAGAGGGGGTCTCTCGCTTTACGATTTCTTTCGTAATCACGTTTGGTTTTTCTAATCTTATCAATATTGTTTTTATGGTATTCTTTAATGTATTCTTTACGATGTTCTTTGTTTTGTTCGTACCAAGTTTTGGATTTATTAGACATATACTCTTTATTAGAATCTCTCCATTTTTTATCCGCAACTTTTTTACCACCAATATTTCTTCTACCTGATGGTCTAAAAATAATATTATTTTCTTTAAGAATTCTATTAATCGTTGGCTTACTAATTCCCGTTTTTATGGATATCGTATGGGTACCCAATAATTCTTCATTATACATTTTTAGAATATTATCTAATTCTTCTTTATTTAGTTCTATCTTCTTCATAATTATAAATATAACACATTTTACCAAAAAACATATTGTTAAGATAAAAAGATAAAAAAAAGGGACAATTTCTTGTCCCTTTTGTAGTATTCTTTAAGATTTTGATTATCTCAATTCTCTTAAATCGAATGTACGAACACCATCTACGGTAATTCTCCCGTAAAAGCGATTATTTACCATTTTTTTCGCGTATCTCGTCATTATTCCTTTGATCGGAGTAAAGTTGAACGGATTGTACATTGTAGGTGTTAATTGTAATGGTACATACGGTGCGTAGATGTAACCTGTGTCTAACAATGATGTTCCTTTGTGTCCAATCAAAACTTGGTTTGCTGGGAAGTAAGGATCACGATAAACTTGGTAACGTCCTGCAAGAGTACCAACTCTTTCAATACCCATGTTATACTGATCTTGCTCAGGAGCCGCGTTAGATACGTGGAAGTATTCTAAATCGTCAAAGATTGCAGAAACCTCAGAAGAAACAACGATCCAGTTAGCACCACCTCTCAAAGTTGATTTGTGAATTTGTGCAGACAACTGATTGATTGCTGTAATTAATGTTTGGTTCCAGTCTTTCTGAGTGTAAGATGTTGTTTGAGAAATTCTTCTCCATCCGTTGTAATCCCAACGTAAGTTCCATGCCGCACCTTTACGTAAGTCACGAAGGATCTCACGGTCGATTTCAGCTGCTACTTGTTCAGATAACAATGCTGTTAATTCAGCTTCAGCGTCGATGTTGTGGAATGCCGCAACGTCTTGAGCTAATTCAGGAGACCATTGTGCTCTTAGTTTTCTTTCAGTTACAGAAACAGTTACTGATTCTAAATCAAAAGAAACCTCACCAATTTCGTCTTCAAATTCTAAGTTAGCATATCGTCTAAAGAATGCAGTAAATGAAGTTCCAGATCCACCTGAGTATATTGTAGTACCTGTGTAACCATCTAAAGATGTTGAGTCACAATCAGCACATACTGGACAAGATAAATCTACTTCTAAATAGATACAACCATCTGAGTCACAGATATCGTAGTAAGAACCACCATTACCTGCGTCGTTAGGTTGAGTACTAGTGTTTGCAAATGTTGTTGATTGTTGACCACCATATTTAACAAGACCTTTACCGTATATTTGAGTAACACATCTAAATAATAAAGGAATGTATTGTCCTGCACTGTTTTTAAGAACGTCACAAGGTGTAGTAGATGCGGATAATCCTGTTGATGCGAATATTCTCAAGTCAGACAAAAATGCCTCACTATCCATTTCGTTACCATCAGGTCCGATTAATTTACCAGCTCCTGAATTTGCGAAACCACACATTTTCATAAGAACTTTTCTTATGTTACCTGCTGGAATTTGTGTTCCACCTGCAGGAGTACCTCCGTTGATAGTTGCGTTAACAAGTGCTGAACCAGCCCATGCTTGGATTGTTGTAGTTGCAGTAACTGCGGTCCACTTACCTTTAGAGTAGTCAAATAATCCTTGTGGATCCATTCCTGCCTCATTTCCTTCGTAGAATAAATCATAAAGGTTTTTCTTGTAAGCGTATGGTCCTGTTGGCTCATATCCAGCTCCATTAGCAGGTCCATTTGGTGCTCCAACTGGAGGATAATGAATACCACCTGTCGCATCTGGTCCTTGATATTCATTTTGATATCCTTGGATTTTAGGTACGAAGTAGAACAATTTACCGATAGGTAAGTTCATTGCTTGTACTGATACGATGTCGTTAGCTAACAATTTAGAGAATACACGTCTTACGATTGGGAAAACAACAGTTTCAAATGCTCCGTTAGAACCTTCTCCAGTTGCTTCGTTAATCAAATGTGACGCTTGATTCTCATATAATTGAGCCATATTTTCTTTTAGATGACCTTTAAGTCCATCAAGGAACCCTAATTTGTTCCATTTGTTAATAGTGTCTTCTTTGATAACTTTAAGGTGTTTTAACCCTATGTTACCAACAAGACCTGATTCTAATAATGCTCCCATTTTTTTTTGGTTTTTATTATTTTTGTTTATTGTTTATTTTATTTTTGTCATCAAATCCTTCATTCTTAAGAATTGTGGATTTTCATACGTTTTTGATTCAATTAGATTAGTTGACGATCCCGTAGATGCGGTTCTGTTAACAGTTCTTTCAATTGATTCGGTTAATCTTTCTTCTGATTTAGATCCAGATGATAACTCATCCTTTATTGACCTATACAGACTTTTTGATTCCTTCAAAGTATCGACATTGTCAAATCTTCTAAGAATATTTATTTTTTCTTGTTTAGTTGTTGAGTGTTCAGTAAATAGTCTTGTCGCATAAGCCAAGTTTGAATTAAATGTTGCAACTTCATTAAGTTTTGTTCTAAAAATATCAAGAGCTTGTCTGTATTCATTATTTTTTTCTTTTAACAAATTCACTTCATTTGAAACACTTTCATTAGTTGGTCTTACTCTCATTTTAGGTATAGATTTTCTTTCCGGATAATTTCTACTACCATTACCTAAAGTTCTCGCGGATTCTTTAGTTTCAGATTTCTTACCTTCATAATCTTTAAAATGACCTTTCACGACTCCGGTTTTTTTCTCAACACCCTTAACATCCTTACGTTTGTAATCGTGTGAGTTACCACCATATTCATGTTCTTCTTTGTATTCAAATCTAGCTTTACCTGTACCAACAGATTTAGGTCCTTCTTTTCTTTTTTCGTTAAACCCTCCACTCATGTTAGGTTTTTTACCATATTTGAATTTAGAAGCATTTCCCATTCCAATTCCTTTCGGTTTCATAGCTTTTTTAACGGCTTCCATAACTGAGTTTAAATCACTCATACTCACTTCTTCTTCTTCTTCCATTTCTGAATTACCATACATATGATTTCCTTCACCCATTTCTGGACTAGAATACATATCATCTTCTTCACCAAGATCAAGGTTAGACATATTGTATTCCATCATTTCAGGATCAACACCTTCTGCCATGTCATCTTCCATATCTCTATATCTACGAGATCTGAATCTATCTGACATGTCATCTTCCACGTTATCTTCCATACGAGATCTTAATCTATCTCTCATAGGAGTTTCAAA